TTATTGGTTATCCGCTTTAGAAGCATTGACCTGATCTTCCCATGATGCGATCTCAGATTCCCGCCAGCGCTTAGGGTTGCCGGGAATCGTTGGTTTAGGGAAGGGGCAGGTGAAGCTCGAAGGCATGCGCGCCGGTGTACTCCAAAAGTACAGCGTACTCCGGGAAATTTTGTATCGAGCCAGGATGTCACTGGTAAACAAGATGCCGTCATTCATTATTCTTTACTCCAGGCAAAAAAATGCCCTCGCAATGGAGGGCAAATGGGGGATAACGTGGCAGTGCATTCGCACCCAATAGCCAGCTCATAACTGGCTATCAGTTACGTCATGATGTTGGTGGTTTCGGTAGAGGTATCCAGTGCGTTACATTAATCGGATACCATTCGATGCCGTAGTTTTGCTCATACACCTGAGCGTACCAGCCGTCGCCTTTGGGATGGCATTCGCAGTACTGACCAATATGCAATTCAACGCCAAATTCTGGGCGTGGCCAGATATAGACAAAGTCATCGTCCTCCGGTAATCGCTCACTACAAGGCACCCATTCCATAATATCTCCTCATGCCGCCCGCATAGCGCGGAGGCGTTTTAAGTGTTCTGCTGTTTCGATTTCTTCGGCGATCCGCTCAGCCTGTGCTTTGGTAAGCGGCTCGAATTCATGCTGAAAGCGGCCCATGCTGGCGATACAGGTGCGACCGTTTCTGATGTAGTGGATGACTTCGTTGGTAGCGCGGAGGATTTTGCAGGGCGCCCCGTGGGGATCTGCGTACCAGGTATTAGGCTGGATTATCCTGAACATTGGCTGATTCCTGCAAAAGGAGGTAGACGATTGCCACGGCGCGAAGTGGGTTACGATGGATAACACTAATTCCAGATTCGTGGGATGCCTGCCATACCGTCTTACCTGATGGGGAAAGTCCGATCCGGTGTTTCTTCATTACCGGGAAAAGCTCTTCAGCACGACGCAGCGGGAAATAACCGGTGTTCTGTACTGTGTTGAACCAGTTCCATGACAGATTGGCGCCGGTAGTTTCATGCGGGTGAATGGTGGCGCTGTATTTTGGCTTGAGGAAATAGGCCAGCCTGACGCTAATCTCCCCATCACTCAATTTGCTGTAATCCATCACATCCTCCCAATCTTCTTACGCAACTCCATATTGCTCTGGCACTCCACACACATCGTGCATCCCGGATACGCTTTCCTGCGCTCATTGCTTAGCTGATCACCGCATTCCTCACAGTGCGTTGCTGATACTGCTGAGTGGTTGAGTCTGTGAGCCTGAATAGCATGGTCGCGCATCATCTCTTCGAGAGCGCTGGCCTGGTCGATGATTTCTGATGTCATTTGCGACTTCTCCTGCGTTTTTTGGCTGCTCGGCGTGCTGCTGCAATACCCGTCTTCCCGCCACCAACTGGATAACTGGCATCCATACGTAAAGCAGGAGATATTTCAGAGAAACTCCACGATTTTATTGACGCCATTGACGCGCCGATAAGAGCTATTGTGTTTGTTAAATGCTTCATCAGTGCTCCATGAACTGTCGGTTAATTCGGTTGAAGGTGAACGCGAGAAAATAAAAAGGCCGACATAGCGACCTTGTGATTCGTTTGGTTAGCGTCATCCGTCATACCTCAAATGCTAACTGAGGGGTAAATCTGTCCCGTTCTGCATCGTAGTCAAGGGAACTGGCGCTGTTATAGGACTCTATCCTTTCCACGAGTACCGCGGCGCGTGTCTCTTTACTGGCCGGAGCGTATGCTGATTTATCCCATGCTTTGTCGATACCGATGTTTCTGGCGACGTTCGTGCTGTCAGCTGAAGATAGCGGGATGTGGCGGAATATGTCGGCGTTCAACATGCGCAGGCCGTGAAGCTTTGTTATCGGATAACCGTTTATGTCGACAACGTGACGGATGAGATCGCGTAACTTTGCCCGACATGAGCGCGGGCGCTTCGCGTCGTATTCACCCATGCTACCGATGCATACGCGCGGAAATTCCCGACACAGGCGGAAGAAACGTTCATCGGGCTCGTTCATGTGCCACACCGGCGCGCCGACTACTTTGCCGTGCGGCCACTCCGCGATTAACGCGTCGTTCTCTTCACTGGTCCCGCCAATAACGTCAGGGATAACAGCAAAAGCAAAGCGAGGGTGATTCATCCAGCGGCCTACAAACGCGTAGTAGTCGTTCCAGTTAACAACACGCTTTTTCGTCCAGAAACTGAATGCGCCGTTATCCAGCGCGAAAGACTGGGTGACTTCGCTGGCAAGGGCTAATTGACCGGGGTTAGCGAACGAGATGAAAGCGTGCCTGCCTTTCCATGCCTTCAGGGCGCATGTGTCCGGCGTAATTGGGCCGCCGTGAAAATGAATCATGCCGCCTCCTGCCTTTCCCGATATTCCTCAGCGAGCCGCTGCGCCTTTAAGGGATTGCTGACCACTTCACCCCATGGCATTAGCCAGCCGTTACCAATGAAGGGGAGGCACACAGTGCCAACCCTGATGTCGTCGTGAGCGTGAGTCATAGGATGGACTCCATTTCGTCGATGTAGAGGCCCTGAGCAATCAGGCGGCGACGGCGGGCGGCACGTTCAATGCACTCCTGCCGTCTTCCTTCCTGCGATTGCTGAATGGCGCGCCGGGTGAACAGGCGCGATTTTCCTTGCGGCGTTACAACCTTTGGCTTGCTGGCCAGGCTAAATGCCCGGTCGCAGATGCCGTCTTCGTTGATCCATTTTTCCGACTCAACAATCTGCGCTATCTGTCCGGTACCGCGGGTGATGCCGTTGGCTACCCGGTTAAACTCAATCAGCGTTACGCCAAACTTCTCAGCGATTTCGCTGCCGGTGACCGGGCGGCCGCGCGTCTGAATCATCCAGATAACGCGCTCACGTAGGCCTGAGAATTGCCCAGTTCGCCCGGGCCTGCGGTAGAAGGGGGTGCGTTTCATTTCCACTGTTCCCCGAACGTGAATCCGATCTCCGCCAGCGCCTCGTCCATCTTCTCGATGAACTCCGGCACCATTTCGTTGAAGAGGGACATGTACTGCGGATCCCGCTCAATGACGACGTGGTGAATGCCTTCGCGCTTCATGCGCGGGTCGTAGTTGGCAAAGAACCAGGCGTCTTTTCCGGTTACCCACATGCTGTACTGCACCTGGGCCATGTACGCAGACTTGATGGCTTCGAAACCGCCAAGGCGGAATTTCATGAAGTCACGGGAGGTGAACGGGCATTTCAATTCGAGGCCGAAATCGTTACTGCACAGGCCGTCAGGGGAGCACGCGGTGCGCATGCTCTCGTCACGGAACAGGATCGGAGACTCCGTGACTTTCACGTCTGTGGTGAACTCGAAGAGGGTACGGGCGTCTTCCTCGTACTGCTTGCCCCAGGCCAGCGCCTTGGCGTTAACCTCTGGCGCGACGCCGGTGCATACCTCGGCGAGCAGCGTGTGGAAGTAGGACATTTTCATGTCTGTCCACTTCTTCCCAGATCGTGGCTTGGCGATGACGTTGTGCACTTCAGAGGCTGTGATAACGCCGAGGCGCAGCCGGTGCCACGCCTCATCGCCCTGTTGAATAGTGGTTACGTCAATGCCGGTGCGGGCAAGGATAATTTCTGGTGTCATGTCAGCAGTCCTTATGGTCATCCCACGGTCCGAATCCACCCACGTAAACGAAACCTCTCGATGGATCGCTCACATGTGTTTCGCGCTGTAGTCGCTCAATTGAATTTCTGTCAATTGCCGCCTGGCGCATCTCAAGTGACTGATGACCTCTGCGACGACCATATTGCTTCCAATAGGCAGCGCAGGACTTACTGCAAAACTGTGCCCATCCTCTTTTTCGATCAGCAACGCGGGCCATGAATTTGTCCGGGCAACACTTGCAGGTCACTTCAATGGTTTTCCCAGTCATGCTGCCGCCTTAGCTTTTTTCTGAAGGAAGTTGAAACCTTTCTGTGCCTCTTCTTCAGTGAGGTCTGACGCCTCAAGAATTGGCCGTTTGAAGATGTCGCTGCACACTGGGAGGAAGTCTTGCTCCCAGTCTTTATTCAGCGATGTTAAGAGATCGGTTATCGCCTGAAGCGTTTCTTCACTTGCAGCTGGTGGAAGCGTTTCTGTGGTGTTGCGCGGCGCGACGTCTCTGATATCTACGTCCAGTGATTTGCCTTCCATTTCTTCGGCGGTAGGCTGCTGTCCAATCTCAGGCCATGCCTTACGCAACGCCTGGGCTTCCGCGCATTTCGCCAGCTGTCCGTATGGGCGCTTTTTCCACATCGCGTTCGGCGCCGTGGTGTCGCGGCCGCCGGTGGCATAGTTCTCAATCCAGTATTCTTTGGCGCTGAACTCGACGATCTCTCCACTGGGCATGCGCTTGTAGACGGTGTATTTGCACCACTGAGGGAAAGTCACTTCGACACCAGTAAGCGTCTGAGTAACGTCAGGGCCGAACTCTGGTTCGCGGGCGCCGGCATAATCGCCGGAACGATCTGCCTGAATACGGTAAAGCCCGATTCCCGGCATGACCACGTCGCGCCAGTCGCCTTTACCTGTTTTCGAGTCTTTGACGTACATCGGAACAAGGTGGACAGGTTTGAGCAACGGGTCGAGCTGGCGGGCGCGGCAGTAATCAAGCGCCATCATTACCGATTCGTCTTTGGCGCCAGGGTAGATGCTGTTCTTCAGTGCACTCCAGGTGGAGACGTCGACGCCTATCTCCTGAAGCGACTTCGCTGTGATTGTTAATTCGTTTGCCATCGTTAATCCCCTCAAAAATTAAAACGGGCAGCCGGTACGGTGTTCCCAGTCGTATTCTGCCTGGGCGTAAGCAACTGCCGAAATGAAATCGTTGTAGGCCTCGCCAGCTTTATCGCTGCGAAGTCCTTCGTATGGGCTGGAGTCAATCGGAACCGTGAAGTGGAAGAGGCCGGACGGCTCTTTTGGCATCATGTCGATGATTTTCTGCGCCCGGTCGTCGATCCACTTCTCTTTCTCGTCGGTGAGCTGCTGCTCAACCCAGCGCCGATCTTCGATGCGGTCGTAAGTGAGGTATGCGTTCATGGTTGCCTCAGTAATGAATTTTCGCGCAGGGGATCAGGTCATCTTTCAGAGCGGTAAGCACTTCGATAGCCTGCTCGCGGGTTAAGCTGGTTTGGCTGGTGAGCGCGTTAACGATGTTGGTGCCGACCGTTTTGCGGTGCTTCACATCGGCTTCACGTTTTGCCTGCTCATCGGCGATTCGCTTCTCTTCTGCCAGGCGTTTCTCTTCTGCCTGTTTTGCTTTGAGGCGCTCAGCTTCCACTGCCGCAGCTTTTTCTCTTTCCGCCCGGGCTTCTGCTTCCTGCTTCTCGCGTGCCGCACGCTGTTCCGCTTCAATGCGCTGGCGTTCCGCCAGTTCAGCGCGGGCTTTCTCTTCTGCTTCACGGCGCGCTGCGGCTTCAATCTCCGCTTTGTGCTTCGCTTCTGCATCTCGGCGGGCTTGCTCTGCCGCCTCCTGCTTCAGCCGCTCGTCACGCTCGCGTTGAGCCTGTTCCGCCAGGCGGCGCTGCTCTTCGCGTTCACGGTCAAACTTGTCATTCATCAGCAGAGCCATTTCGTGGTCTGCTTCGAACTGAATAGCCCGCTGTAGATCGATGCTCTCGTTCATGACCAGCGCTTCGGCGTGTAGCGCGTTCATGGCTTCTTCAGCCTTGATGCGTTCCTGCTCGGCTTCCCATTCGGTTAGAGGGCGGCGGGTGGCATCTCGCAACTCGTCGCAGGCATCAACGAATCGCTTAATTTCGGCCTCAGCCGGACGCACAGCCTCTTTCAGTCGCTTCAGGTACTCACGGCCAGGCTTTTCGATTGCCGTCTTACTGCGGGACACCTGCGCCGCCAGAGAGGCGACACGATCACGGCCTTTCTTCGTGGACAGGTCCGGCACTTCGCTTACTGCCTGGCGGATTTGCTCGAGATAAGCATCAAGGCCGCCAGCTACGTAAAGCACTGGCGCCTGTTCCGACTTTATTTCGATGACAGTTAAGTCCGTTACTTCGCTCATGGTTTCTCCTGAAATTTGGATGTGCAGATCCCGCCCGCATTGAGCCAGGCCGATCGGTTGAATAGGGTGGTTGGTATCAGTGAACCATCGGCTCGCCGCGCTCATTCAGCAGCACAACGACGGAATCACTTTTGATGATGGTTTTTTCGAAGATGTTGAAGGCGTACAGGCCTTTCTCAACGTTCGCAGAGGCGCGATAAGTTTTGCCGTGGTGTTGCAGCATTGTGCCAGGTAAAACCTCGCTACGTGGCACTGATGCGGTGCCGTAGTGCATTCCAATCATACCTTCACCTCTACCTGTACCAGGAGGCCAGCCATATGCATCTGCCAGCGGTTAAGCGTCAGCTTTTCACGCGGTGCCGATACGGACGTCAGCTGCCACTCGTTATCGTTGAGCTTTTTGGCGGTGTACTTCTTTCCGTTATGGGTGACTGTCATGATGCCTCCCGCTTTTCTTTGATGTCGGCGCGGAGGTGAATCTCTTTCCCATCAGCTGTCGGGAATATCAGGATGTCATCGCGAACCGCGAGAAGATGGGCCACTGCAAATAGCGCCTCGTCTGTGACATCAAATTTCTCACCGGTGAACTCGCGAACACCGGGCGCCAATTTGCTCGGCTTTGAACGACCCGCGAAAATTCGCTTCGTCAGGCCTGTAAAACCTACTGTGATTGGGTTGCTCATAAATCCTCTTGGCCTTATCGCGGCGAACGGAACGGTTAATACAAGACTTCTGCGCTAATGGGCGGTGGATGGCCGCCGGTTGTCATAACTAAGCCGCCTCGGTGAAGCGACTGAGGTATGAAAAAAGCCGCTGGTTAGGCGGCTATTGATTGAAATTAAATGAGCGGGGAGATATTTGGCTTGCAGCCCTGCAAAATGCGCTATCAAGGAATTGATACTTATGTCGCCACACTCTGCCGCGCTGATCACCATGCTTTGCACAATCAGGTCGGCGCATCATGGTGAAATGAACCACTGTTTCGCTTGTAGCTTTAGGTTTACGCATGCTCTTACCCTCTGTCGTTACCCGCTGATGCGGGAGAAATGCTTTGTGGTGCAGCGCCGGGTGCTTATCTTCCGGTTGCCGTCGATGCAGCTGCAATTCACTGCACTACAAAACATTCCAGTTATTGCCGGGGTATTTATCCGCGCCCGGCGCGCGCTTTCCCGCTATTCCCCAACAGCAAGAAATCGCTTACTCTTTAAGCTCCCCAACAGTAGAAAGGATATGTTCATGCAAACCATGCGGACCGTGTGCCCTGACTGCGGAAGTGAGATGTTCAACCAGCCCGATGATTTTGACTTTGAGACAAATTTCACCGGCGTCAGTTGTGCTGACTGTGGTCGCGAAATCACTAAGGACGATGTTGTCAATCAGGCCACGGACACGGTCAAAAAACAGATCGACGACATGCTCAGGAATTCCCTGAAAGGAGCTGGCTGGAAGTTCAAGTAACTTTAAAAGCTCCCCGGTCTGGGTAAGCACTTCGCTGGCGTCTACATTGAGCAGTAGTGGCGCCATTTTTTTATCTGACATATACACCCCTCTGATTGTTTACCGTCAGCCCCTCGCAAAGAGCTGCTGGTAAATCGTTTAGCCATAATTGCCGCTCTTCCTGAGCCCGCCTATGGTCCGACGCATGGTTTACTGTCGCGCCGTTCGACTGACCGAATCTCCACTTCGCCGCTGGCTAACTTCGCTCAGCTGTCGATGTTTCGTTTCGATGGGGTAAATTTAGCGTGATGCTAAATTATGCGCAATAGCAAAATGCTAAATTGTTGAATGGTTTTATTTAGCGTATTGATTAATAAGCGATTAAAAATTTACAGCGAAGGAATTCGGGACGTAAAAAAGCCCGCGCGATGGCGGGCTTGAGGGGTTTTGCGTGAGGTTATGGGATGTTTAGTATTTTGGCATCAACCACAACGCCGATGATTTTGCAGTTTCCATTAATTTCTAGCATTGGATATGCGGGGTTAAGGGGCTTTAGGAAGCGTCTGCCGGCATCGATTACAAGCTTCTTAAAGGTCGCTTCGTTATCGCCTTCTAGCTTCGCGACAACCAGCTTTCCGTTGCGCGGCTCGACTTCAGGATCAACAAGTATCGCTGCTCCCTCGGGTATGCTCAGTCCAGCCGGGGAGGTCATAGAATCCCCTTTAACGTCCAGCCAGAATGAATCTTCTGAGCAGTCAACAGTCGTGTCATACCAGCGATCTATCGCTCTTCGGTGATAAGGTTCTACAGCTTCCATCCATTGCCCCGCGCTTACCCAGCTGATTACAGGATAACTTCCTTTTGTCTCGTTCAGTCCTCGAAATGCAACGTTCGAAGGTTCTTCACTGGCGTGTAAAACATCCATCCAGCCAAAAGGCAGATCAAGCGCAGTTTCAATTTTGCGAGCCATCTTATCGCCGATATTGCGATGAGGGTTTGGTCCCAGTAGCTGGCTAAGCGCAGCCGGACTTGTCTCGATGAGCTCGGCAAACTGCGCTTTGGTCATTCCAGACTCGTGCTGACGCTTCTCGTACAGCGCTTCCAGGTTGGCTTTTCTGATTTCTTTATTTTCCATACCTGCATTGTTACTGCTTTTAGCAAAATGATAAATGTGCAAATTGCTAAATGATGCTTGCGTAGTATTTAGCATAACGCTAAACTCCAAATCAAACGACTCACCCGGAGACACCAATGAGAACTGAACTACACCGCTGGCGCAAGGCCGCCACTACCGACGAATGGGCGCAGCTCGCAAAGTTGGCTAACACGACGCCAGGTTACCTGGACCAGATCGCCTACGGAAATCGCCGGGCATCTCCAGAAATGGCATCTGCTATCGAGAAAGGCACGAAGAATTTTCACCGCCAGGCTCCGGTCCTAAAAGAAAGCCTGGTATTCGCATCGCCGCGTGATACTGCGGCCTAACCACGAAAGGGAAAGCAATGCATTCACTTGCGTATCAACAAGGTAACAAATTTTCGCCAACGGCGATGATTTACCAGAATCGCCGGGAGCCTGATTCCGCGGCGTTAAACATCGATGGGATCCGCGCTGCTGTTCGCGCCTGGGCAGCTGATTGCCGAAGCCGTGAATTTGTCGCCGCGCTGATCGTGGAAGAGTGGCGGGCGTCCGGCGGAACCGGTCTAGATATCCCGACTGACTCGCACCGCCAGATGCAGAAAGTGTTTCGATGGATTGATGGCGATACCGAATACGCCGCCAACAACATTCGCCAGCTGGCCCCGGCAATCATGTCGGTCCTGCCGCTGGAGTACCGAAACCGTCTGGCGCCGCAGAACGACACGATGTCGCTGATCGCCTCTGCGATGAAAGAGTGTGCCGAGGCTAAACAGGCCGTGCTGCTGGACGCTCCAGAGCATCAGAAGCTCAAAGAGGTAAGCGAGGGTATAGCGTCGCTGTTCCGCCTCATGCCGGAGCAGGTAGGACCGCTGATGACGATGGTTACATCGATGCTGGGGGTTATATGAGAGGCACAAGAAAAGAAAAAGCCCTTGAAGCGGTAACTTCAAAGGCCCTTATCACACTGTGTTACGGCAAGTAACGGGAGTAAGTATGTCAAACACCGCTGAAATAATCAATTTCCCAAATAAAACCGAACAACCGGGAGGTCGTATGGCCGACCTGTCGAACGGGTATACCAAGGTCGCTAACGAGATCCAACAGCTTAAGCCTCGCCTGAGACTGTCAGGCCGGGAATGGCAATGTTTTGAGGCGGTGATCTGGCTTACCTACGGCTGGAACAAGAAACAGGACCGCGTGACAAATACGGTTATTGCCGAGCTTACGGGCCTGAGCGATACGCATGTATCGGACGCGCTTAAGTCTCTCGCAGAACGCAAAATCATCTTTTCACAGAAGCAGGGCATGATGAAAATCGTCGGTGTAAACACTGACCTTTCAGCATGGATTTTAGACAAACCGGAAACGGGAAGAAAATTCCCGAAAACGGGAAAATCCTTCCCAAAATCAGGAATAACCTTCCCGAAAACGGTAGACACCCAATACAAGAACAAGAACAGTATTAAAAGATCTTCGTCCGAGAATTCTGACGAATCCTCTGACGCACGTCTGAAGAAATTTTTATCAACTCATCCTGAAGCTGCGGTCTACACACCATCCGGTGCGAAGTGGGGCTCTGCTGAAGACCTCGAGACAGCTAAGTGGATTTCCTCCAGGGTGAAGCTGATTAACCCAACCTGCAAAGCCCCGGACATGACCTCCTGGTCTAACACTGTTCGCCTGATGCGCCAGATAGACAACCGGTCGCACCAGGACATCTGCGCGCTGTATGACTGGGCTAGCAAACACCACTTCTGGCAGACCAACATCCTGAGTCCCGAAAGCCTGCGTAAGCAGTGGGACAAGCTGACAATGCAGCGTAACGCCGGAGGTGAGCAGCGCGCTGTCAAGCCAGATCTGGACTTCAACAACACTGACTGGGCCTATGGGGTGATCCGATGAAATCTCTTGCAGAGCAGATGCGTAACCACGACCGCGAGCAGATGAGCCGCATGGCCCATAACCTGCCAGAGCAGTACCAGGAGTGCGCGCCGGTCGAGCAGGTGGCGCAGGTATTCAACAAGCTGTTCAACGAGCTGCGCGCCGCGTTCCCGGCCAGCATGGCGAACTTCCGCACCCAGGAAGACCTGAACGAATTCCGCCGTCAGTGGCTGCTGGCGTTTCAGGAGAACGGGATCCACACCATGGCTCAGGTCGATGCCGGCATGCGCATTGCCCGCCGCCAGGAGCGCCCATTCCTGCCGTCGCCGGGCCAGTTCGTCGCCTGGTGCAAGCAGAGCGGCGGCGCGCTGGGCGTCAACGTTGACCAGGTGATCGCCGAATACTGGGACTGGCGTAACCGCTCGTTCGAATTCATCTCCAGCGAGCAATTTCCATGGTCGCAGCCGGTCATGTACCACATTTGCGTAGAATTGCGCCACCGCAGCACCGAGCGCCAGTTAACGCATGGTGAACTGGCACGCGAGGCAGGCGATCTGCTGGACATGTGGGAAAGGCGCGTCACCGAGGGTAAGCCAGTGCCGCCGGTACGCCGGGCTATTGCCGCACCAGCTGCCGAGCAAGGGCCGACGCCGATCCAGCTGCTGCTGGCCAAGTACAACCGCAACAAGTCGAACGGGATGGTGTGACATGAACATAACAATCCGTGAGCAGGTGCTGGCAGCCCTGCGCAACAACCCAGGGTTGAACAACGCCAAACTGGCAGGGCTTATCGGCATGGACACCAAAAAGATATCCGGAACGGTGAGCACGCTGCTGGCAGACGGCCTGATCCGCTGCGAAGGAAAATACGGCCAGCGCCTTTACAGCCTGACCAGCTACGGAATGCGCTTCGCCCCTGACACGATACCTGGCATGAAGCAGGGTAAGTCGAAGTTAATTCAGCGGACGGACACAAACGTGATCTGCCAGGAGTGCCGCAACAGCGCGGCGATGAGAAGGGTATTGATGGTTTGGGGGAGGGTAGGGGTATGAAAATCGAAGATATCAAAAACGTTGCGGTGTTCTTCAATATGAACGGCAAGACAGTAGCGTTACGAATGGATGCTGAGCAGAAGCGGATCGTCGCATTAATGGCGCTTAACACGGCTGATGCTCGGGCAGAACTGATTGAAGTGCCGCACATGACTTTACCAGCAGACCCAGCCATGGAGGAGGCCGCCCAATGAGCAACATCGACAAACGTGGATTACGGGAAGCAGCGGAGAAGGCGACGAAAGGCCGGTGGGCTGTTGAGTTCGACGATGAGATTTACTCCACTGACGGCGTGAACCATGAGCAAATAGCCATGGTATTCAGTGAAAACGAAGCGCGTGATGCTGCATTTATCGCCGCAGCCAACCCCGCCACCGTGCTGGCGCTGCTGGATGAGCTGGAATCCAAAGACAGGCGCAACGCTGAGCTGGAGGCGAAACTCCAAGCCACTGACAAATTGCATGATAGCGCGTTCCGTCATGGTCTCCAGCATGGTTTTAGTTACGGTCAGACAGATGATCAAGCAGGATTTGAGAAAGCCATCCAAGCGTATGGGCAGCAGTGAAAAGGAGAGTGAGTATGAAATACGAAATCCCGGAATCAGAAGATATTGAATGGCAGCAGGCTATGCTCCGTGAAATAGACAGCGCCCTTGACGTCTTGCGTGATGAGCATGAGCACGCAGTGGTGGTAGAAGAAATCATCAATGATATCACCGCGAGAATAGCATCACTCCGCGCGTACTCTGGATACTGAGGACTAACCCATGAGCACCTTCACCAAAGAGCAGTTAATCGAAAAGCTTCAGCACAGAATTTCTGTCGCATCAAGATTTCCGGAGTCAGAAAAAGCGCAAATGGATCTTGAACTGGCGCGTATCGCTCTGGCATCGCTCGAAGCGGATGGTACCCTCGCCAATGAGGGCACCATAACAGCCACACAGTTTAAGCCGGTAGCAGACCTGTACGGCTTAACCTCACCAACTGGCAGCGAAACATCATTCACTTTCGACGCTGTTGAAGCTCGTGATTTCATTGATGGCGGTTGGTCATGCCAGGAGTACGTGGAGCTTGAACGCTTTCAGGAAGCGATAACCAACCATACCGGTGACTCCAACAATATGGTTGAACCTGTAACGACGGCTTACAAATTGCCAGATGATTTTATTTGCATGCTTACTGGTAGAGCTAAATATCTTCGAGAAAAAGGAGAGATCAAATCACCTGAGCTTTTGGAGCGAGCCGCTGCCGCGCTTCAGGGGGAAAGCGTTAATACCTCCTCCATTCCTAATGGATGGAAACTCGTTCCGATTGACCCAACAAAAGATATGTTGCGTGCGGGGCAATCGGTGGTTGGGTTCTGGCTGAATACAGTGCATTGCTACTCGAAAATGCTCGCCGCTGCACCAGCAGCACCGCGGCAGGAGGTGAAGTGA